TTAAACCAGGGACTCCTGTTCAAGCAAGAGAATTAACTGGATTACAGTCAATTCTTCAAGATCAAATTGAAAAATTTGGCACACACTTTTTTAAAGAAGGTGCGAAAGTAATTCCTGGGCAACTTTCATACCAAGATGTTTTTACTGGTGTTTGTATTGATCCAGATTTTGCTGGTATTCCCATCAGTTTGTACATCGAAGAATTAGTAGGCAAAAGATTTAGAGGTGAAAATTCTGGAATTGAAGCAAAAGTTGAGTTCGTCTTAACTGCTAATGATTCTGCTTTAAATTTTGATACCTT